TGTAAAATCTCTATTTGCCATTATACTCTCCTAGTTCTTATAAATTTTTTCCCTACCATTTGTTGTGCTATTTCTCTAACTGTTGAACCAATAAGTTTACGTGGGTCTCTTTGAATACTTCCTCGTTTATTTCCTGGCTCAAAAGTTTCATATGGGTCTCTTTGATAAGTATACTGTATTTCAGTACCTCCTCTTGGACCTACCATTACATTTGTAACTTCGGCACTATTTGCAAATCTACCTGTTCTAAATCTTAAAGCTGGTTCAACCATTTTTGCTGCTACAGCTTCTGGAAGAACATTATTTATTAACTCTTTTAACTCTAATCCTGGTTCTCTTGTTTGTCTACCTTGTGTTCTTGTTTTACTTGCTTGAGGTAATTTGCTTTTTGCAAGAAGTATTTCTTTTCCTCCTACACTTGGTTTTCGTGCTTTAGCTTTAGTTTTTCTAAGATTTACTTGTTTACTAAATAATCTTTTATTAACTCTAAGCCTCATATCAGGAGTAGTTTTATGGGGAAAAAGACCGCCAATTATTTGTTTTGGAACTTCTGCCTTTAGTTTATCCAAAATACTTGGACTTCCTTTTAATTTTAATTCATTAATAATATCGTCTGGTTTAAGATTGTCTCTAATAAACTTAAGAACGTCTGCAGCTACATCATCTAAAATCCTATCTATCGCAGGAGGTAATCTACCTCCAGCCTGTGCGTCCCAATCTTTTAGTGCTGCTGTGTATTTTTTACCTTTTGCACCTTTACCAAGCGCAAAAGTTATTTGTATTTCTTTATCAACACTAAAAGGAACTTCAACAGCACCAGTATGAACTTGTCTATTTTTCTTTGCCATTCCTGATTTTGGTGACTTAGTTACAATCATTTCTGCATCAATTGCCTTATTAAACTCAGCAATAATAACATCTCTTAATAAATCTTCTGTTGTTAACTGAGTTGTTTCATCTAATAAATCTTCTAGCTCTCTTTCGCTTTCTGGCATATTATCTCTAACTGCAACCATACCTTTTAATGTGGTTTTTGGATAATTTTTAGTTGGACCTCCATGATGTCCATACATTCCAGAAAGTATGTTTCTTTGTTGACTTGAACCAATTGTAACTTTTGCTTCTTTTTTAAGTATATCTAGCGCATCGGTTTTAGCTCGTAAAGTTGCTTTTTTCTCTCTACCACTTGGTGCTTCTCTACTTGCTGTTGATTTTCGTACTTTTGTTATTACTGCTTCTTTTGCTGGGTTTATATTAAAATGAAAAGGTTCATTACTTTTTTTAAATTCAGCTTCAAGTGTATGAAAAAATTTATTTGCCATTTTTGTTAATATACTTTTTTTAAGTTTACTAACACCTACTTGATTTGCTGACCATTTACACCATTCAAGTATATATTTTCTTTTATATACATAACACTCTATTTTACCTTCACTTAATTTTGCTCTAGTTTTACTATCCGCAGTTTTTAGTATTTGTATTATATTCCTTTTAATGTCTGCTACTGCCATTAAATTATTACTCTATATAAATCAAGTACTCTTTTTATATGGTCTGGAAAATCAGTATTATCTCTAACACTTGTAGTTCCTTGATTTTGTAAAGTAGCACCTGCAATTGTTCTTCTTTCTTTGTGTTCATCTTTCAGATAGTAAGTAACTAAATCAAAAAGTGCTAATTTTAAATCACTAGGTGTTGCGCTATATCCTGCAGTATAAGTAACTTTCACACTTGCTACTCCTTGTGCAAATGACTTCTTTCTTCCATTATTATCAGTACGAACTATAGCATCTGAGCTAGTATCTACATAATATTCATAGTCTGAAGTTGAAAGTGTTTCATATGCATCTGCATACGTTGTTCTTTCTTGAACACTTGAAACTGCTACAAGCGGACTTTCGCTTACTATTATAGTGCTAGTAAAGGCATCATGAATAGAAAATTCTTCTGTTTTACTACTACTATAAAAGTCGATAAATGAAGTACCGCAATATTTTTTGGCTAAATCACTAACTTGTGGTACAATAACATCTAGTCGTGGGTCGTCCTTCTGATTAAGAATCCCTTCTGCATTTTTATATTCTTGTACTGTTATTAAATTCGCCATAGTAAAAGTGAGGGGATAGGCTCCCCTCAGGCCTTGCTTATCTATTAACTAGATTTGTAAGTTCTTGCATGAACGGTTGTTGCACCATCAATTAAGTCAGTGAAACCAAGTCTTTGTGAAGCCACAAGGACTCTTCTTTGGTTTGCTACTTCGTAGTCTGACTCAATAGTAACACCTCTTAATCTTGGCATTACATAGTTTCTTGGGTATATTGCTACAGCATGAACTTTACTTACTGCAGGTGTTGCGAATTCGTCACAAACGAGAATTCTTGAACCGAACACTTGTCCGATTTCACCTGATAGCTTAGTAGCCATATCGCCAACTAGGTTAGCATCTTGGAACTCAGCATCGCTTAGTAAGTTGAAATACTCTTTTTGGTTTACAATGTAAAGTACTTCAGCTGGGTTAATACCATATTTACCCATGTTCTTTCTCATATCAAGTAAGTTAGCTGCAGTTAAAGATTCACTTGCAAATGCTACAGTAGATGCAGTTACGTGTGTACCTGAACTGTCATCTTGAGCAGCTTTTTGAATTAAACCTTCAAAAGAACCTGATGAGAATACACCGTTAGCTGAGTTGTTACCAGCTAAGATAGCATTTTCAATAGCTCTTGCATGAGACCTTACCATTGATTCTCTGATGAGAGGTAAGATAGGCATGATTGCATCTTCTTCTGTTTCATTACCTAAGAATGATTGAGAAATCAGTTTAACAGTAGAAAGAGTTCTTTCTGTTAAATCAATACCACCTGCTGAACCAGGGTTGTATGCATCACCTCTTTCAGCCAAGTTACCATGTGGTGAAGAACCACTAGCAGTTTGGTTAGATGTGAATTCAGCATAACCTGCATCTGGTAAGATTGGAATGATTTGATTCGCAGAAGTCATAGTAATTTCTCTAAATAGAGGAGCTAATACTAACTCATTCTGAATATCTCTTTCAATGTTTGTTGACACAACTTGTTCAAAGTCTGCAGAAGATACACCAACACCTGAATGTGCGTTGACTTTCTCCATAACACTTTTACCGTAGTCTGTATCAAATCCTTTACCTGTTGCTAATCCTAAGAATTTTGCATCAAGAACATCATTTTCAAAGTCTTTTTTCCAGTTGCCATTACCTCTGTCTGTGAACATTCTTTTTGACTCACGAATATTCATGATTTCTTCAGACTTCTCAGATAACTGAGATTCAAGTTCTTTTACAACTTTCTCTAAATCTTCATGCTTTTCGTTAACTCTTGTCTCAACATCTGACATTAGCTTTTCAGCACCAGTTAGTCCTGCTTGGACTATAGTTTTTTGCTCTTCCTGTTTTGCTTCCTCTTGGGCTTTTTGAACTTCAGCTTCTTCAGCAGCCTTTTCAGCAGCTTCTTCTGCAGCCTTCTGTTCAGCAGCCTTTTGTTCAGCTTGCTTCATAGCATAAGAAGCAACAGCTTTTTCAGCTGCTTCTTTAGCATATGACTCAATGTCGAACTCAGGTTTGCTCTCAGGAGATTGTTTTATTTCTGACATATTTGTCTCCATTTCTTTGGCTTGCGCCTGACTTGGCTGCTCAACTTCAACAGCGTCTGCTGAATCGTTTAAGTTAGCCGTATAAAAAGTTTGCTTATACTTATTGTAGTCTTCCATACTATCAAATGATTTTGCTAGTCCAAAAGTTGCGTTTTGGTTGCATGGCACTGATACTACAGATACTTCAAAAAGCTCTGCGTCCTTTATTTTATATCCGTCGGTTTCTGTCATATAATCAGCGTCCTTGACTTTGAAACCAACAGAAAAAGCCCCAAGGACACCGTCTTTAATTAATTGTGTTACTTCTCCTGCAGCTTTTGATATCTTTGCAGATATTTCTAAGCCATTTTCAGTAACTTGTAAATCTTTTGCTCTACCAATAGGTTTGTTATAATCGTGATTGAACAAAATTATAGGATTACCTTTATAGTTATCTAATCCTCCTTTTGTCCATGCATCTGCATTGATTATATCACCTGCTCTATCGAGTGCATTAGTACTAGCCGAGCCTTTTATATCCACTCCGCCGTCTTCATTTTCGCCGAGTGTTTTAAAAGTGCTAGTCCAATGATAAATTTTATTTGCCATCTTTTTTCTCTACTTTAGCTTTTGCTACTGTCTTTTTAGGTGCAGGAGCAGGTTTTGGTGCTTCGTACAATTCTGGATACGCTACTTTTAACATGCCTTCCATTCTTGCCCATGAGCCACCAAATATTCTTTTAACCATAACACTTCTGATTGGAGTGTCAGTTTCAGCATTATATTCAGCTAGTGTAAGAACTTTTCCTTTCTTTGCCATATAGTCTGCTATCTGTTTTAAAGCCATTGATTTCTTTGTCATATTATTCCTCTTCTACAGGCGGTCTTCCACCTTCTTCAGGATTTGCTGCTGAGCCTGCTATATTTGCAGGTACTCTTGGCTCATCAAATCCTTCTACTGGTTCTTTGCCTAATGCTTCTCTTGCTTCATTTGGACTCATTATTCCTGTATTTACAAGTGTAGCATAGTAAGCTGCTTGGTCTCTTAATTCAGGTTGTAGTGCAGGAATACCTGTAACATCTTCAACCATTCCGAATCCAAAAAATCTTTCTAGTGCTGTTCCTAACTTTCTTACGATAGGTAGTATAGTTTCTAAATAGTATAATCTATGGTTAGGTCTTATATTTGCATTGTTGCCACCGTCCATAAGTACTGGAGGTATTCCCATAGCTTCTAACACAATTTTTTCGTTTGCTTTGATTCCATCTTGAAAATCTAAGTTTCTAAAGTTTACTTCTGTTAAATTTTCAACTTCTAGTCCACCATCTAAAAATAAAGGTCTTCTGCCTCCTGATTGTGGATTATATCTTGCAACCCAAGCCTGTAACATTCTTTCTTTTATTTTTTCAGAAAGAGTGTTTGGACTTTTTAGTACTAATCCTGGAACTGCTCCATTCTTGAAAAAGTTATCTTGAAAGTTTCTCATGTTTACAAGAAGCTGCATTGTTCTAAGTGCAGGTTTTAATCTTGGAACTCCACGATATATAGAATCAAAACTATTTTCTTTTATATGTATAATTTCTTTTGTGCTATACTCAATACTATTATCAAATTCATATTTTTCGACATAAGTATTTGTATCACTATATATTGTCATTTTATCTGCTGGTAAGTGATACAGATGCGCTCCATCAAAATATATAAAGATATTTCCATCAATTAGTAAGTCAATTATCAGATTTCTTTTAAATGTACTTACATCTTGAAATGGATTTGGTTCTCTATTTACAAGTAAGTCTACTTTCGACCTTCTTATATTTTTAATTATATTTGTAGTTGCTGGACTTTGTTGTCCTACTGTGTATGGAATTTCTGCTACATCGTCAACTATCATGTTGACAGCACGGTTTACAATTTCTAGTTGCTCATAAGCATTTCTATAACTTATAGTCGGTTCTCTAGAATCAATAGTAATACCTTCATTTCTAGAGATAACATATTGAGAAGGATTAAGTTTTTCTTCTCTTTGTATCCCTAAGATTCTATCATACCATGCCATATTGTTTATCTCTCTGTATCTCGACCCATTTTTGTTGTTTCTCTGCTGTAATCAGTTTGGGTCGCTTTCCATAAATTGAGTGAAGTCTCAGATGATGTTTATGACACAGAGTTACAGTATTTTTATATAACTTAGTTTTATTTTCATCAATAAAGGATTCACGAAGTTCTAGTATGTCTTGTTCGGTTTCTATAATTATATTCTTCTCTTTTATCCAAGTTTCTAGTAATTCGGTGAGTCCATAAAAATGATGAAAATCTAACTGTTCAGTACTTCCACATATGTAACAAGCACTTGCTTTTTTATATTTGGACTTAGCTTTGTCTCTCACATATTTAACTAAATCTCTTTTTAAATTCATATTTCTACTCTTAATTAGAATTATACCAAAAAGCTACACCATATGTCAAGTACAATTTTTAACAGGTACATCTAAAACGAGGTGATACTAGTTTCAAATGAATAAAGCGCGTATCGTAAAGCATCTGCCATATGAGATGACATATCATGTTTTGGTCTCTCTTTCATTAAATTAGGGTTTGGGTCCCATTGATATTGGTCTAAGGATATCATAACTTCCTTACAAGTTTGATTTACTATAAGGCTATCATTATCCACTATGCCAGCAACATGACCTATTCCATCAAGTACAGATTTCTTTGCATTTATAGTACTAATGTCATAGTTTTGTGCAAAATCATATCTTGTTTGCTGAGCTGCGGAATCTATATAAATGTAATCAATATCCCATTTCTTTATAAGTTTTTGTATTTCTTTTGCGTGTTGTTCTGTAGTTCTTTCTGCGTTCATATATTCATCTAAAATATAGTAAGTGCTTTTATCCCAATCATAGGCTACAACACAAAAAGCTGTTGGGTCTTTATAACCAACATCAAGACCTGCAAAGACATCTACTTTGCTAGTATCAAATTCAGATAAATCTGCAGTGCATTTTTCATGATTGAAAGTCCATATTTGTCCTTCAAAGACATTAAAGTCTGCCATGTATTCTTGATTGAACTCAGCTTCAGACATTGTTTTCTTTGCTTCTATAATATCTGTTTCTGATACACGAGGATTTTCATGGTAAGTAGCTTTTATACTACACCACTCAGGAAACTCTTCACTCCAACCTCTGTAGTAAAATTCTGCAAAGTAATTATTTCTACCACGAGGAGTAGATATAAATATAGCTTTTGAGTTGTCTTTATCTAGTGTAGGTCTTAGTGCTACATTGAAAGCGTCTCTGCCATCAGTAAGTGCTGCCTCATCAAAAATAATTAAGTCGTAACTTCTACCAACTACAGAATCAACTTGATTAATTGAACCCATACGAATTGTTGATTGATTTGATAGTTCTATTACTTTGTCTTTTGCATTATCTCTTGTAACTTCTAAATCAAAATGCTTTATGAGATTCCTCTGTAAGTCAAATGATATTTGTGATAAAGAGTAATTAGGCGACATGAGTAATACATGACAGTTTGGTACTAGACAAATAAGTTGTCCGATTATGTTTGAAATATAAGTTTTGCCTTGACGACGAGCGACTGCTGCACAGACAAAACGATATTTTGTGTTATTAATTGCATTGATTAATGCAGTTTGTGAAGTGTTGGGTTCAATACCCAATAAGTCAAGATAACCTTCAATAGGTAATTTAATAAATCTTTCTTCTGTATCATAGTTCATCAAATAGTCTGGGACTATATCTGAACGACTAATTTCTATCAATGTAAGGTCTCTTTCTCGAATAAGTTAAATGGGTCATCGGAATCAAACAATCCGTGTTCTTTTGCAAGTTTTAGTAGATACAAATATCCACTACATAACTCACTCATACTTTCTTCATGTTTTGTAAGTTCCACACCACTAAGTTTTCTATGTGTTAGTTTTGCAAGTACTTCAACTACATCTACAGATACAGCATCAAGCCATGCAACTCTTCTATCAATAACTTTTGGTGTGTTCATATTATTTTCCAAATTTTCTTTTTTGTGATTTTGGTGGTTGTTTTGTGCTGCCACCTTTACCAGCCCAGAAGACTTTATTTGCCCACCAGGCTGCGGAAGACCTACCTTTTGCAATATTCTTCCTGTGCCTCGCTTTGAAGCTTCTTCTTGCTTCAGGACTATAATTATGTCCCATGCCTTGTGCTCCAAAGCGAATAATTTTTATCTTGCCACCAACTCTTGTAGCTACAACGGCTTTTTTAGTTCTATGATTAGGAGTTCTTTTAGGTTTATTTAACCTACTTAGTCCTACTCTTTTTAGCCTTGCTTTTTCTGCTTTTGTTAGTGCCATTCTGTACTCCTGCTACTTTTATGACTTTATTAAGTCTACCTGATTTCATAATAGTATGAAACTTGTCAAAAATATCTATCTTCTTCTCCTCCTGCCTGGGAATTTAGCTCTAGGTGGATTCTTAGTTTTACCGAATCTTGGTCCTATAGCTTTTGGAGTAGCTGCATATCTAAATGCTTCTATACCGTTTGGGTTTTTAGTGTTAACTAAAGCTCCTGCTGCCGCATTCATATCTCTAGTAACTCCTATTTTTAGTCTATGTTTACGAATCTTTTGAGTATTATGTGTACTCGGTCCGCTTAAAAAACCGCCTTGTCTAGCCATTTTTTCTCCTTTTTAATGCCCTCTCATATGTTTTATGAGTGCTGCCTGGCATAAATCTCTTTTTAGAACCTCTTCCGTGTGAGTGTATGCCTTTTAATCCTAGTTTACGAGCACGTTTACGTGCTGCTGTTGCTGTCTTGTATATATCTTTCTTTTTAATATATGTTTTGTGTTTTCTTTTATTGAGTACCATCTTTCAAGTATTCTCTAACAATTGTACTGTTAGCTTTGTTTTCAGGGAGGTGTAGTAGTTCACGAAGCTGCCTACTCCAAAGCAGTTTATCTTGTAGTGTTCTTTTGAGTCTTATTGACATTGAAACAACACTAAGCACTTCTTTTACTAAGTCTTCTTTCATAGATTCCTATGTAGGATTACTTTCTGCGTCTTCTAGTAGTTTTTCTCTTCTTTCTTTTTACGAAAGTAGCAACGTTCCTAGGCTTACCTCCAGGGTTTCCTGCAGCTCTTTTTCTTCTAACCGCTGACCTTATTTGTGCTTTGGTCATTCTTCTGGCTTTACTTGCAGGTACGCATTTAGGATATCCTCTTTTGCTTTTTCTTGCAGACTTTCTTCCACAAGGGGCATATCCTCCACCTTTTCTAGGGCGTGAGATATCTACCCAGCCTTCTTTAAACCACTTGGTTAATCCTCCACTATGTCCAGGCATTATCCTTTAGCTTTATCTTCAGCGTCCATCATTTTATCTTTGATATCTACTGTGCCGTCCCAGTTTCTGTCTTTACCTGAAACAATGTTGCAAAGTTGTAAAAATTTTACTTTTAACCACTCAATCATCTTCTTTTTACTCCCATTCTGAAACGTCCGCCTCGTTTCTTGTAAGTTCTTACTAACCACCCATTTGCATATGCGGAAGGGTATACCTTAAACTTTCTCTTTGCTTCGGCTTTTACTCTAGCATAAAGAGTTGGGTTTGTTGGTACCGGCCTTTTCTTAGCGGCCTTTCTTTTTCGTCCTCTTCTTCTTGCGACCATGTGCTTTCCTTAATCCTGCTTTTGCAGACTTGAAGATTGATGTTTTCTTGCCCATCACTCTTGCTCGTTGTTCTCCTACAGTTAAAATCTGTATTTTTCTTGCGTAACTTTTTCGTACTCTTTTAACTTTTCTTACGGTTGCTCTAGCGTCTTTCATAGTAGCAAACTTAATTCTGACAGTATCTTTTGGATTCTCATCAGTATAAAGTCGTCTTCCACTACCTTTTGGCTTTTTTCCTGTTCCTTTTCTTGGGTCTCGTTTTTTTCTTCTTACCATAACCTGATGCGTATATTGCTCTTGCCTGTCTATCTGCGGCTTTCTTTGTTTTATGAATCTTACCAGTTCTACCGAATCTATATCCGCCTTTAACTTTTCTTACCGGCACTTTTATACTTTCCTCCCCTTCTTTGTCTAGCACAGTACTGTTTCTGCGAAAAGCCTTTTGGATTCCTGCAATTAATTTTTCGTTTTCTTTTTAGACTCCACTTTTTTCGCATATCTCAGTTCCATTAGTCTTGCTCTATCTTGCTGTATGATTACAGGCACGTGTGTTTGATTTTTAGCACCTTTAGAAAAAGATGGGTGAGACCATAAATATTCGCATTTTATCTGGCTCTCATTTTTGGACGCCACAATATTATCAATCTCATCAAGAGTTAAGTCTTCACCCACCAAGTAGATTATCGCCTCCCAAGGTTCTTGTTCCCAGTTAGATTCAAAAAAGTTTAACTTTTCTATATCAAAGGGAATAATTTTTGTTGTCCCATTTATAAATGATTTATAAGACCAAGGACAAACTTTTTTTATTCTTCTAAAGTACCATAACCAAATTGTGAAGTCTGGTATAAAGTTAGCCTCTTGACCGTTTCTTTTTACCACCTTTCTTTTTCTTTTTCTTACCCATGCCTTTTTTCTTTTGACTCTTCAAAATAGCTTGTTGCAAAGCCTTAGGTAATTTCTTTTGTTTAGCAGTCAATGCCATAGTAGTGCTCCTATGTCCAACGAGGGGGCTCGTCAGGACACTCTGCCCATCGTAACTTAGTTTTGAGGGGCATAAAACAAAGACAGATTTTACAAAACTTCCACTTCTTTTCTAAGTGTGGACAGGTTTGACATATCTTCCATCTTTCTTCGTGACTTTTTTTCTTTTCCATTTTTTCCCTAGTGAATGTTTAATTGTTTTTGCTAGTTTAGTATCGCTTTGTGTTTCTTCTAAAGCTTTGTGAAATGCGTTTTGAAAAGAATTCATTTAGTAAGTTCTGAGTATTTTTCTTCTGCTTCTTTTTTAGTTGGAAACTTATGTAGCACTCCATTTAATCTAAAGCACCAGCTTTGTCGTTTCTTATAAACAGGAAGTTCTTTTTTAACTTCTGCTTTCATATCTTTGGTTTTATATCCTGATTCCATTTGTTCTCCTATGGGTGCATAGACAGTATAGTCCATAATACACCTAAGCCACCTGCAATTATTGTACCTGCAGCTCCTATAAGTATAGTTTCTAATCTACTGACCTGCTTATCTATAGCATCAAACCTGTTGAACGCAGTTTTCCATCTTTCTGCGCATACGGCTTCATGCTTTACTAATTCTGCAGCTACTTGTTTGGCGTCCATGTCTATTCCCTTGTTTTTCCTGAAGATTTTTCTTCTTATGTTTCTAATTATATCAAAACTGAGCAAAATTGTCAAGACCTATTTTCGTATGGTGTAGATTTTGATGGGCTCACTCTTGCCTTTAACAATTATCTCATCTAATTGTTCGTATTCGTAGCCATCAACTAAACTATACTCTGAGATTATTAAATCTACATTATAATTCTTACATTGACTCTCTAACCTTGCGGCAAGATTGACACTATCCCCAAGGACACTATAATCAAAACGATTACTGGAACCGAAGTTTCCAACCACGCATAGTCCTGAGTTGATTCCTGCTCCTGTATTAATCGTATCCAGGCCTTCTTCTCTGAATCTTTCATTTAACTTCTCCAATTCATTGCGCATTTCTAATACACACTCTGTGGCTTTTCTTTCTTGTTCTTCGCAATCTAATGGTGCGTTCCAGAAAGCCATAATGCAGTCACCCATATATTTATCTATAGTGCCTCCATGCTTTAAAATTATCTTAGTCTGATTATCTAAAAAACGATTAATCAGAGTTGTAAGTCCTTGTGGATTCTTTTGGTATTTTTCAGAGATGGGAGTAAATCCTCGAATATCTGAAAAAAGAAAAGTGAGTCGTTTTGTTTCCCCACCCAATCTCAGTAATGTTGGGTCATTCTGTAATTTTTTTACTAAGTCAGGACTAACGTATGTCCCAAATTGTCGTTTAATTTGTAATTTCTCAAAATAGGTCTTTGCAAAATTACGAAAACTTTCAATACTCCAGAATAAAAAGGAGATTAAAATAATACCAGAAACGTCAAACAAATAAGAAGATTCAAAAGCATATATAGTTCCATATATCGAACCTCCAACAACTAGAAGCAGAGCAGGTATACTTAAATATATTCTGCTCGCTGTTAGTAAAAGAAAGAGCAAAGCCAGGACTGCAGCTCCCAGCTCCGCTCCACTACTCCAGTTGGGAATTGAGGGTGCTGTACCTTCTATAAGGTTGTGTAAAACGTTTGCTTGTATTTCATGTGGATATTTTGCTCCTGAAGCTGTTGGTACTGGGTTTGTAACTCCTTCTGCAGTAACTCCAAAAATTACAAAAGGTGCAGGTATTGGGTCTGTCATATACTCTGCTGCAGTTTGTCTGTAAAAGTTTACATTAGTATTTATCCATATTCTTCCATTTGAATCTGTATTTATGAGTGGATAGTTTGGTATTCTTAACCATTCTATTCCTGCTTCATTAGTCTTAATTTGATAACTAGGGTCGCCAACAGCAAGTCT